AGTCGTTAATTAAATCTTTAAAGGATCGGAGCAAAGATGAAAATAAAGCATCTTAAAGTGTTCGGCGTCACTGTTCCGGTTAAAGAAGAAAAAGGCCTGCTAGCTGAACGAGGACTAGCCGCCTATTATCATGTCGAAAAAAAATATATTGCAATTGATCCGAGCATTAAAGGCGAAGAGCGTGATGCGACTTTGCTTCACGAATTGTTTCATTCAATGTTTTTTCGCCTTGGCTTTGAACAAGTGCGCATGAGCCATGATGCCCATGAGTTACTAGCTGAAAATTTTTCGCGCATATTGGTTGAGAATTTTAAAATCTTGCCAAAAAAGTAAATTGTGCTAATTAAATTTTTGACATAGCGGCGTGGAAAGCTGTGGCGCTACCGAAAGGTTCAATGCGTGGACATGGTGCCACTAGAGACACGCAGAAGAAACTGCAATAATGTTGCTCCGTGTTGTATTAAGTGCAATTCTTCGAGGACTAGGTTTCTAGAGCCGAACGTGCGTTGTAAGAAGCACTGCCTCAGCCAGAGTCGCGACTGGCCTATGTCACTATTTGTTAAATAATTCTGACTCAGAAATAGCCAGCCAATACTTAATTTCTTCGTCTAATAATTTTATTTCAGCTAAAATAGGGCCAAGCTGATTTGCATTGTTATCGTAAAGCTCAGCCTTTTGCTGAAGCTCAATTTGCTTAAGTCTGGCGTGGCCTATTTTTGAGTCGATTATTTCCTTGGTTTTTGGATACTTTTCTTTGTTTACCATGCTTATATTGTAGCCAGTTTTATTCATTTTTTCGACTTTTCATTGACGGATGTTTCAATTTGTGCCGACAATTGATCCAAATCAGGACGGTGTCTGATTTAATTTTGTCCAGTGGACGGAGATATTTGTGCCAGAATCGTTTAAATGCGCTTATGATGAATTGGTCGATTTGCATAAATTACAGCCGAATCCGAAAAATGCCAATAATCATCCTGAAAAACAGATCGAATTACTAGCTAAAATCATCGATTATCAAGGTCAAAGGTCGCCAATCGTTGTATCAAATCGATCCGGATTTATTACCAAGGGACATGGTCGTCTTTTGGCTATTCAAAAACTTGGATGGAAACAGGCTGCAGTTGATTATCAGGACTACGAAAATGAAGCGCAAGAATTTGCAGACTTAATTGCTGATAATAAAATTGCAGAACTAGCTGAGCATGATGATCAAAAAATGTTTTCAGAAATTGAAAAAATACCAGATCTTAATTTAGAAATGCTCGGCATACCTGATTTAAAAATGCCTGAAGTATTTGAGCCACAAGCAGACGAAGACGAAGTGCCAGAATTTGTTGAACCAAAGACAAAACTTGGCGATATATATTCTTTAGGACGACACCGATTAATGTGCGGAGATTCTACTTCGATTGATGCTGTTGAAAAGTTAATGAATGGTGAAAAGGCTGATATGGTTTTCACCGATCCGCCTTATGGGATTAATGAAAAAGGAGATAGGTCTCATCGTGGAGGATTAACCAAAGGAAATAACCTAAAAGAATTTAAAGATGATTCTGTTCAATATGCCATTGATGCATTTAATATTTGTCAGGGATTAAAAATACCTAAACAAATTTGGTTTGGAGCAAATTATTATTGTCATTCATTGCCTCAATCAAATAATTGGTTAATTTGGGATAAGAGAGAAGAAGAAAAGCAAACAGACAATAATTCAGACGCAGAGTTGGCATGGGTTCAAGATGGACATAATTCTGTTAGAATTTTTAGGCATTTATGGAAAGGCTTAATCAAAAAATCTGAGCATGGACAAAAAAGAGTTCATCCAACCCAAAAGCCAATTGCATTAGCTGAATGGTGTTTTGGAAAATATGGAGAACCTAAATTGGTCTTAGACCTATTCGGCGGATCAGGAACAACATTAATAGCCTGCGAAAAGACAAACAGAAAATGTTTTATGATGGAGTTAGATCCGCATTATTGTGACGTTATTATTGCTCGTTGGGAAAAATACACTGGTAAAAAGGCGGAATTAATAGGTGGAAACTGATAAAAGGCGCGGACCAAAACCTAAAGAAATAAACTGGGATAAACTAGATGCAGCTCTTCAGTTTGGAGCTAGGCTTTTAGATTGTCGTGGCCTTTTAGATTTAGACGAAGAGACAATAAGAAAAGCAATCAAAGAAAAACACGATTTAAATTTTGGCGACTACCGTGAATTAAGAATGTCAACAATGCGAACGAAGCTTTTGCAAAAGCAATTCGACGTTGCTATGCAAGGGAATGTGGCCATGCTTATTTGGCTTGGCAAACAGCATCTTGATCAAAAAGATAAGCAAGAAATTGATTCAAAAATAAATCAGATACAAATAAATATAGACTCAAAAGATGCAAAAGCCTGATTTTAAAAAAACAGAAAAGCAAGATAATGCTTTAGATTTTTTAAACGGTTCAGCAAAAAATATTTTATTAAAAGGCGGATCAAGGTCAGGGAAAACATTTATCCTGGCTAGAAACTTTGTAATAAGAGCGTGTAAAACAAAATCAAGACATCTTGCTCTAAGGCTTAACTTTAATCATGCAAAGCGCAGTTTATTTTTAGATACATTTCCAAAAGTGTTTTCAATCTGTTTTCCTGATTTACCTGTTAAATCTAATAAGACAGATTATTTTTATAGTTTTCCTAATGGATCAGAAATTTGGATAGGTGGCTTAGATGATAAAGAACGCGTAGAAAAGATTCTAGGAACAGAATATTCGACGTTATGGTTTAATGAAGCAAGCCAGCTAGATTATTCTTCTGTGCAAATAGCAAGAACGCGTCTTGCCGAAAAAAATGATTTAATAAAAAAAACTTATTACGACATGAATCCGCCAAAAAAGTCACATTGGTCTTATTGGTTATTTGAAAAAAAATTAGACCCATCTGATGAGGCTCCGCTAAAAGATCCAGAAAATTATGCATCTTTTTTAATGAATCCTAAAGATAACATTGAAAACATAGATCCTGAATATTTAGATATGTTGTCTAAAATGCCAGAAGACCAGCGCAAAAGATTTATGGACGGAGAATACACCGACGAATCAGACGGCCAAGTTTACTATTCATTCAGGCGCGACGAGCATGTTAAAGAATTTGAAAAGCGGCCTGGATCAATATTTGTCGGACAAGATTTTAACGTTGATCCGATGGCTTCTGTTGTTGGACAAGTTGCTGATAATAAATTTTGGATACTAGACGAAGTCTATTTAAACAATTCAGACACATACAAAGCGGCAAATGAACTAACGCTAAAAGGATACAAAGGCGCTAGAATTATACCAGACAGCACTGGCCGAAATAGAAAAACATCTGGCCAGTCTGATTTTGACATATTGAAAAAAGCTGGATTTGTTATTGAGTCAACATACAATCCTTTTGTCACGGACCGTGTCAACAATGTGAATAGACTGCTGCAGGAAAATAGAGTCGTCATTCATCCTAGGTGCAAAAAGCTAATCAACGATTTAGAAAAAGTCGTATGGAAAAACAACGAGCTAGACCAGTCTGGCAAGAATAAACACTTGACGCATATAAGTGACAGTCTAGGATATTTACTGTGGAAACTTGAGCCATTTAGAAGCGACGTTGGTCGCATTACAACATCGGAGCGTTAATGTTTGATTTATTAAATAAAGCTGATCGTGAAGCGTTCGTTCAAGAAGCAGATATGCTTGAAAACAAAATCAGAAAAGCAGAATCATTAAAAGCTTTTGAAGTTTATAATGATCGAATTGATCAGTATGTAATTAAATATTTAAAGTCGCAGTACAGTCCAAAGACTGTGCTTGAAATGCCGATCATATCTTCAGTGAACCTTTGCAAGCGCGTCGCTACTAAAGAAGCCAGCCTTTACAAGACAGCTCCAAATCGTGACTTTACTAATTTAACTGAAGAGCAAAAAAATGAATTGTTAGCTTTATATGAAGACGCAGAAGTAAACCAAAAGCTTTTTAAATCAAACGTATTTTATAAAATACAAGGGCAAAACTTTATTCAAGTGTTACCTAAAAATGGTGACATAGAAATCAAAGTAATTATGCCTCATCATTTGGATGTCGTGCCAAATGAAATAAATCCAGAAGAGGCTGATGCTTATGTTGTAAATTCTTTTGATAAAGCACAATGGATTAGATTTGATTCGCAAAAATCAGACAATCAAAATCAGCATATTGCTGATGCTGATGATTATAGATCGACGCTAAAAAGATATGTGGCTTGGACTAAAGACAACAATTTTATTTTTAACGGCAAAGGCGAAATGATTGCTGAAGTGTTGGAAAATCCAATTGGCGAATTGCCGTTTGTTGATGTGTCGACAGAAAAAGATTTTGAGTTTTTTGTTCGGGTCGGCCAGACTTTGGTTGATTTTACCGTGCAGTACAATGGCGCGTTGTCAGATCTAGCTCAAGTAGTAAAGATGCAGGGCTGGGCAGTTGCGTATCTTAAGGCCAATCGTGAATTGATGCCAGAGGCTTTGACAATCGGGCCAACAAAGCTTTTAAGAATACCAATTGATCCTAACAATCAATCAACAGAAAAGTCAGAGTTTGGATTTGCAAGTCCAAATCCAGACGTGGCTGGTAGCATTCAACATATTGAAAATTTGTTATCTAATTTCTTAACATCAAGGGGCCTTGATCCAAGTATCGTCAATGGTAAAGCACAGGTTGTTAAATACAATTCTGGTATTGATCGATTGCTTGCAATGGTCGAGTCACTAGAGTCGACAAAGCAAGATGAGCATTTGTTCCAATGTGTTGAAGAGGATTTATTTTGTTTAATAAAGAAGTGGTCACAAGTTACATACGGAACTGATCAGCAGTTTTTATCTTTTGCAATACCAGAAGATGCTGAAATAAATGTGGCATTTGTTAAGCCAAACATGGTGCAAAGTCAGAGCGACTTGCTAAAAGATATTCAATTAAAGCTAGAGCTTGGTCTTGCTACAAAACAAATGGCTATTGAAGAGCTTTATGACATGAATCCAGACCAGGCAGAAGAATTACTGCAAAAGATTGAAGCTGATATTGCCTTAAGTTCTCCAAAGGAAAAAGAGTTTCCAGAGCCTGAGCCAGAGCAATCAGAAGCACAATTATCAAATTACAAAGGCGACGAAGGTTTGCCGCCACAGGATTTAAATGCAGGCGAAACGAATTCTCAGCCAAGATAAAGTTGCTCTAGAAATAGATCTAGAAAAGCTTTTTGGTAAAAAGATAACTGATCCAGGTCTTCGCAGGAATATTGCTGAAGATCTGATATCAATTGTTGAAGAGCGTACGCTGTCTGGCCAAGGTGTTAATGGCAATGGTTCGGTTGTAAAGCTAAAGTCTCCATACTCTAAAGAATACATCGACAGCCCTGAATTCAAAGCATTTGGAAAAAAGAAAAATCAAGTAAACATGAAGCTTACTGGGTCGATGCTAGCAAGTGTTGATTTAATCGGAGATCGTGCCGATAAAATTGAAATTGGTATTGATAATGAAGAGGCGCCAAAGGCATATAATCATATTGTTGGCGACACTGTTCCTGCAAGACCATGGCTTGGACTAACGCCAAAGGATTTAGAAAAGGTTAAAAAGGAGTATGCAAATGATGTCGGATCTGACACCGCTATCACTGTGGCTGATATTTTTAACCGCAAAAATCTTGCACGTCTTGCTAATATTGTATCTAACAAAAAGATAATTGGATTTGAGCCATGATCAGAGCTTTTTTGCCAGACGGTAAATATACGCATGAAAAATCTATGGACGTATATATCGATGTCATTGAATCGGTTGAATATGAAGACCATTATCAATTAACTATTATTTGGAAACGAAGAACAAACGATGAGATAATTCTACAGCGTGCGCAAAAGATATGCGTTCTTAAATACAGTATGCGCTAATGGTATGTATGGCCAAGGTAACTATTAATGGTATTGATAAAGTAAAAAAGAATGTTATTGATACTTTTAACAGAATTAAATCAAGCGAATCGCTGCTCTTAGATATTGGAGAAAAGACTGTCGAGTTGACTAAGGCATTTAATAGATCTGGCAAAAGCCCTGCTGAAAATGGCGGTAAACATCCTAAAAACAGTGATGCCTGGGAAAATAGAAAAGAAGCATTAACAAAGACAAATACTCCAAGCGAATTTTATCAGCGCGGATTATCTAACGTCACATTCACTGGCCAGCTTCTTGAATCAATCGAAATACTTAAGATAGATAAAAAGAATTCTTCAGTAACTATTGACGCAACTGGACCAAGGAAACCATATAAGAATTTGAATGGTAGTCTTCAAAAGAATACTCCTGATAATTCAAAACTTGTTGAATACCTTAAGGAAAAGGGCAGAATTATCTTCGGTATAAATAAGCAGATGACGAACGTAATTAATAAAATAGTTCGTTCGTACATCAATGCAGAAATAAAAAAGTCATTTAAAAAATAAAAATAGTCCAGGTGACTATTGACAACAAACTAAAAG